TGAGGAGCGCGAAGAGTTTCGGGCCGCCTACGTGCGCGCGCGGGACTGGCAAATGGAGTCCTGGGCCGACGAGATCCAGTCCGTCGCCGCCGACGAGTCCCGCGATATACAGCACGACGCCGATGGTAGGCCGCGATCGGACAACACGGCTGTAAACCGGGATCGTCTTAAAATCGATACAAAGAAGTGGCTGATGGCGCGGCTCAATCCGAAACGGTACGGCGATAAAGTGCAACAAGAGATCACGGGCAAAGACGGCGGCGCTTTAGTAGCAACTCTTGAGATCGTTTTTGGCAATGAAAATCAGAGCAAAACTTAGTTTACATCCGAAACAGCGGATTGCATTTGAGAGTACAGCGACAGAAATCGGATACGGTGGAGCCGCTGGAGGCGGCAAGAGCTTCTTTTTGCGCGCGTACGCCATTTTTGCAGCTTCTCAAGTGCCTGGGCTACAAGTGTACCTGTTTCGGAAACACTACGATGAGCTGGTGCGGAATCACGTTGACGGGACGGGCGGTTTTCGCGAAGTGCTCGCTCCGTGGATCGACGCAAAGAAAGCTAGAGTGCTTCAAGATCAGGTTCAATTCTGGAACGGCAGCAAGATCCACTTGTGCCACTGCTCACAACAGAAAGACCTCGAGAAATTCCTCGGGCCAGAAATGCACCTGCTACTCATTGACCAGGCAGAGCAATTTCCGGAGCGTTGGCTCCGCTACCTACGGCACCGCGTACGCATGTCGAAAGAGCTCAAAGACAAGATCCCCGAGAATCTTCGCGTTCTATTCCCGCGTATCATCCTCTCTTTTAACCCTGGCGGCATCTCTCACGCATATTTACGAAAGCAGTTCGTTAAGGCTCAAAGACCGCTCACAGTGTGGCGCACGGAGCCGAAGGAAGGGGGGTTCTTACGGCAGTTCATTCCCGCGTATCTTCGGGATAATCCCTCTCTCGATGAGGCCGAATACACCAATGCGCTTATGGGGCTCAACGACGAGCAGCTTGTCCGAGCGCTACTCGAAGGGGACTTCGACGCGCTCGTGGGTAACTTCTTTGTACGTTACGAAGAAAATAAGCACGTCAAACCAGACTTTATCCCTCCGACGCACTGGTTCAAATTCCGAACGTTCGACTGGGGCGGTGCCGAACCGTTTTGCGTCTACTGGTGGTGCGTTTCAGACGGCGAGCCATTCGTCTACGGCAAAGAGACCCGTTGGTTTCCACGTGGAGCCTTGGTCGCGTATCGAGAGTGGTACGGCTGCAACCCCGACAAGCCAGCCGAGGGGCTCTGGATGAGAAACGAGCACATTGCCTCCGGAATTCTCGCGCGAACACCGGAACAGACTAGCGGAATTACGATCACCGACTCCCTGCCATTCCAGGATCGCGGAATGTCGAACGCCGGGAAAAAGTACACAATCGCCGATCTCTTTTTCGAGGCGGGATGCCCGCTTACTCTTGGCAATACCGCGCGCATACACGGGTGGAGCCAAGTTAATGACAGACTACTCGGACGAGATGACGTGCCCCTTATCTATTTTACGGAGTCGTGCGTTTACGCGAGGGACTACCTTCCGGCAATCCCGAGAAGTGACAAAAATCCCGAGGACGCTGTTGATAGTGGCGAGACCACACACTCACCGGATTGCATCCGTTTGGCGTGCACTGCCAGACCGCTAACTAAAGACGCACCGCAGGAAAAACCTCACACATTTGTACACAACAAAGGCGAGACGCTTACGCCCCAAGGGATTTTGGAATGGCTCAAAAAACAGGTGACGAGTAGTGTTAGAAACAGATAAATCAAAGCTTGATCCCGTTTTGCCGGAAGACCGCCGAAGCTCTCACAGGTTTTGGCAGAAGTGGCTAAAGGCCGCTCAGAAGGCCGCCAAAGGGCATTGGGATGATTCGAGGGATGCGTGGGGCGAGTATGAAAACGCACGTTCCAGCACCGTGCGGGAAGCTGGCAGTGGTGAGCGACAAGGGCCGCAGCGATATCCGATCTACTGGAATGCGTGCAAAACAATCGAGCCAGCATACTACGCCCGCACTCCGAAAATTGTAGCGAAGCGCCTATTTGATATCGAAGACCCGATCTCAGCTTTGATATGTGAAATCGTGGAACACGTCGGCAAATCCTGTATCGAAGGCTGTGACTTCGACGACGTGATGAGCGCAGCCGTTCAAGACTTTATCCACGCCGACAAGGCGACAACGCAAGTAATCTACACAGCCAAAACCACCACTGAGAAGAAGCGCAAACCCCTCACGATGGCTGACGACGGCGCTTACATGAACGGCGATGGCGCTCACGAAGGCGATGTTTTCGAGGACGACGAAGGGGCGTACTATGAGGCGGACGAGCAGCACGCAGAAGATCAGTGCCTCAAGCTCAGCCCCTGTTGTTACAACGAGGTGCTCCACACTCCTGACGCGAAAGTTGAGTCAGAGATCACCGAAAAGGCGTACTACTTCAGACTCGAAGAAGATGAAGTTAAAGAACGCTTTCCTGACGTCGACCTTACAAGGATACCGTGGAAGCGGGCGAAGAGCGGCGATGATGAAGAGTCACGCCGCGACGACGAGCAATCAACAGGCCGCTACCTCGAGGGGTGGGAGTGCTACAGCCTCAAAACGAAGAAAGTCTACTGCGTAGCTGAGAAGTACGACGGATTCTTGAAAGAGCCTGAAGATGATCCGTATAAGCTCAAACGCTTCTTCCCATCACCACCGTTTATAATCGGTTCGAAGCCTTCCAAGTCCATGTATCCAACACCGGAGTGGATACACTTGCGCGCTACCGCTGATCAGCTTCAGGTGATGTACGAGAGGGTATTTTCGCTCATCAAGCAAGTACGGCGCCGCGCTATCGTGTCGGAAGAGTCGGAGATTATCGAAGCTCTACAAAGCCTCGACAATGCCGAGTTCATAACTGCAAAAAATATGCAGTCGATCGTCGAGAAGGGAGGGCTATCAACCCTCGTTCAATACCTCCCGGTTTCCGAGCTCGTCTCAGCTATCAGCGAACTAAACGCACTAGACGATAAGTTTAAGGCTAATTTTTACGAGTGGAAGGGCATTCCCGATATCATGCGCGGGCAGGGCGATCCGGTCGAAACGGCAGCAGCTCAGGAGATGCAACAAGGGAACGCGCACGATCGATTCAAATACCAGAAAAAGCTAGTCCAGAGGCTCGCACGCGACTCAGTGGAGATGCTGGTAGACCTGGCCTTGCAAGTATATGCAGACGAGAAGATCGCAGAGATCTGCGGCTATCTGTATATGCCACCCGAGAAGCAACAACTGTTCTGGCAGGCGCTCGCGTCGGCTCGAAATGATCGCGAACGCATACTTCGGATCGAGATAGAAACCGATTCGACGTCGTTTGCTGACGAGAGAGCCGAGCGCGCCAAAGCCGATCAGACGGGTAAGCTTGTGATGGAGTGCTTAAACACTGTCACGCAGATGATCAAGCAGGAAGCTCCGCCTGAGTTTGTGATGATCGCGCTCCGAACGATGCTCGCAACGCTTGACCGTATTCAACAGGGCAAGGAATTTGAACCTGAACTTAAGGCCGCTGTAAACAAGGTCATGCAACAGGCTATGGAGCCCAAACCACCAGCTCCGCCACCGCCAGACTACGAAGCTCTGAAGCTCGAGATGAAGCAACAGGAGCTGGCCAGCAAAGAGAAGCTCGCAGTGATGGCAGCCGATCTCAAGTCGATGGAACTTGATCTTAAAAACAAGAAGATTGACGCTGATTCGATGGACGAGAACGTGCGAGCGCAGATACAACAGGCAGCACTTGCAATGAAGGAGCGGTTAGAATCCGCGTGGCAGCAGATTGACCAGCTCAAGATAATGATCAACGCGCAGCAGACTGCGCAAGCAACGGCAGCGACCAGGCCCAACGTCATCATGATGAGTAGTGATGGGAAGATGAGTAAGAAGCTCGGTGGCACGAGCAGTGAGGGTGCCGAGCCTGACGCCGTTCCGATTCGAACGAAGAAAGTATTTACACCGATCCGCGATGAAGCGGGTGAGATATTGCAGCTCGAAATGGAAGAAATACCAGTTTTATAGGCTACGAAATGACAAGTTATACCGGAACAACAAACATCTACAATTCGTGGACTGAATACCAGGACACGGGCGCTAACGTCTCATCCGATGTGTTTAGGATACTTCTTACAACGAGTACCTACACGCCGAATCAAGCGACGCATACGGTACTCGCCGACATCACAAACGAGGTAAGCGGTAGCGGCTACGCGCGGCAGGCACTCACGGTGACGGTGTCGAGAACGGCAGCCGTTCGAAAGTTTACGTTTTCGTCTCCAGTGTTTACAGCAACGGGAGGATCGATCGTCGCGCGCTATTGGGTCATCTTCGATGACACTGTAGCAACACCTACAAAGCCACTCGTCGCGTACGGGCTGATTGATTCGACTGATGCCAACGTAACGACGACTGACACCAACACGCTCACGTTTAGCCCAAATGCGTCGGGACTCTACACAGTGACGCGCAGCTAGGTGATGTGTGTCACGTGATTTTGAGCTCTCTACCGCTGACTACCTTGAGCTTGCCTCTGATATCACGGGCGCGCCGAGTGAGTGGAGTTTTGCGGCTTGGGTAAAGCTTGAGTCGACGGGTATTACCCAAACGATTATGTCGATCGCTATCAACGCGAGCGGCAATCACTTTCTAAAACTCGACGTATCGACCTCAGGAAACCTACGCTTTAGGGCACGATCGACAGCCGGGCCATCCGATGCACTCGCAGCCGGAATGACGTCCGGCTCGTGGATTTTCGTCGGTTGCCGCAAAAGGTCAGGTAGTTCCGATCGATCATGTTTTCTCGGGACTACTAAAGGCGATAACACAACAAGCCGAGCCGCAACCGGCATGAACCGCACCTCGCTCGGGAGAACAGCGGACACGAATGGACCAGCATACTTTGACGGATTGATCGCGTATCCAACTTGGTGGAACGTTGCACTTACAGATGCAGAGTTTGCAACGCTCGCAGGCGGTGGATGGCCGGGGGACACTCAGACCGCAAACGTCATCGATATTCTCAGACTTACCGGAAGTTCTCCGGAAGTCGGAGATAACAGCACAAGTTTCACGCTCTCGGGTAGTCCGACCTACTCGGCAGATGAGCCGTTTGCAGCGCCTGGTGGGAGTCATACGTGTGCTCTACCTCTTTCGGCTGTGTCTCTGGGTGCGTACGCGGTCACGGCTGAAACGACCGATAATCATACTGCAACACTCCCCCTCGCGACGATCGCACTGGGCTCCTACGCCGTTACCGCAGCAACCACCGATGTACACACGAGCGCCCTACCGCTCTCGACAATTGCACTACAGGGCTACGCCGTTACCGCAGCAACCACCGATGCACACACGAGCGCCCTACCGCTCTCGACAATTGCACTACAGGGCTACGCGGTCACAGCAGCAACCACCGATGCACACACGAGCGTGCTACCGCTCGCCACGCTCTCACTCGA